CAGTTCTTGTTTCTAACGTATAGGTTAAATCGCACAGTGTCGTTGCTGTTGTATCTATTGCGCAAATTTGTAACATTAAGATAGTAACTTGGTCTTGAAATCGTATTGGAGGCGCGCGGGGTTATTGTTTTAGCTGAGCCGGTAAAATATTGTGTTAGTGCATCGTATGCATTTATAGTATTGTGACTACCCGTAAACCATACATCATATATTGTCTCTAGTGTTGACGATCCTGTAAAGGCAAATGATGCACTGTAAATTCCTGTTGACACAATACCGCCTGTTACAACGGTTAGATAACCGCTTCGGACGCTGCCTCCATCATCGGCCGACAAAATTTGTATACTTCCTGTGGTGCCCGATACTGGGAGGTCGGCGGGCGCTACATTATCTGCATAGCTACCGTAGAATCCGCCGGATGAGCCCGAAAAAATACTTATATAAATTCTCTTGTCCGACCCTAAATTTGGTATATCTGTTAATTGTCCACGAACATAATTATAAAAATATAATGTATTTAAATTGTCTGCCGCGGGGGCCAAAGAACTGCTAAATCGGAAATCGGCGCGATCATCTCTAACTATATCATTCCATCTTGCTTCAATACTTGGGCGCTTAAAGAAATATTGTGAACCTCTCGCAAAAAATCTTTTAGTATAATAAGATGATTTTGAGCCACTTGGGTTATACAAGACACTTTGTGTCGTATCATCGGCGCCCTTGTTATCTATTACTCCGGGTGGCCCTCTGCTCGTAACGAGGTTGGCAGAACCAGACCAAAAAGCCTCATAGCTTGCTGATAAGTGTACGCCTACCCCATAATTTGAATATGTTCCGGCGATCCACTGCTCTACTAACGGTGTAATGTCTAATTCTAAATCTTCTATTCCTGTTGAAAAAGACTGTGTTAGTAAAAATACTTCTTCTGACGCAGTACTTGACGTATGATATGAGCCGCCCGCAAGGAGTTGGCCGGATTTGTCTGTCCAATACGCTGTTTTAGATGCAGACATCCAGTTACAGCCAATTTTACCAAAAGTTTTATCTGCGTAGCCTTCTAAATCTAAACCGATGCCTTCTTCCCAGGATTGGGATACAGATAAAACAGCTAACTTAAAATCTCGTGGAACAGCTTTCGAATGTTGTGCATCATGCATACGAAGATAAAAGCTTACACTGCCACTAGCTGGGATTACACCGTTTGTTCTATCAGTAGAAATAGTGTTTACAGGAAACTTAATTAAAGCTCTCGACAATTCTGCAGAACTAGTTGTTTGTCTTCCATAGATAGAAAACACTTCTAATACATCAGCTTCACCCATGTTTGAGCCAGTGCCACGATTAGTTAAACTTGGTTGATATGCATTAACTATAGTTGTATCAGCATCGGCTACATATTTTTTAATCGCCATTATCTAACTTTTCCTTTAATATCAACTGCTGGGAATTTAATTTCTACAATTGCATTCTTAGGGATGATTAAATAATCTCCATTAGGGGATAGGTTGTCATTAATATCGAGTATAACACTAGAATAGACTGTTCCCGTTTTATTAACTAATTTTACTTTTACGACATCTAAAACGCCAGTAACCGATTTAAGTTCTTGGTAAACATCACTAATATAAAAGGGCTCTCCTATATAAAAACTAGTCTTATATTTGCGCGTCAAAGCGTTAACACACGCATTTAATACTGTATATTTGTTAGCGTTAACTTGTGCTTTAACTATAAATTGAATTCCAAGATTGATAATATAAGGATCTAAAATATCAATCGTATCATTTACCATTCTATAATGATTTAACCAAGTTTTTAAATTATTTTTAATAGTAGAATTAGTTTTTGTTAGTTTGCCAAGCCTGTTTTCTGAAATAACATAAGCATTTAAGTTTCTCTTAAGAGAGTCAGGATCTTTTTGCATCGAACATCTCTTTACTGAGCCATATTTTGCTGGCATGCGATATACTAAATTCTCATAATCTGCCTGTGTTACAGCACGATTTTGTGTCGGGAAAGTATCATAAATTCTTCTCTTTACCTCGCTTGAATTAGGTACCGTAACGTTTCCAATAATTGGTTCTTCATTATTAACCTCTAAAGAGCTGATAACATCTTGCATTTTGGCCGCGGTAAGGTCTGATTCATCAGTAAATTCTAAATCAGCCGATACAACTGTAGTTAATGTTCCTACACCGATATTACTATTTGTAGTGCTAGAGCCTCGATAAGTTATTGTCAATACTGTGTCGTATGGGACTATCCCGAAATTCTCATTTTTACTTAGTTTGGTTGGATCAAAGGTTGTGCTACTAACATAGTCTTTTCCAAACACATCTAAAGCAACAGTTTGAGGCTCGGCAACAACATTTGTTACACCATCTTGCCCGGTGCCAAATTGCAATATTGGCCGGCCGCCAGAGGAGCGTTCTATAACAAATTTTCTAGAGACTAGGTAGGGCTTTATAACTGATGGGACATTGTCCTTTTTAAAATTATTATTTGGCAATTCTTTAAAGACGATATCTTGTGATAGAAAATCTACTTCATAATACTCGTTACCGGTAGAATCAACAACGCTTAAAATTTCAGATACATTTGAAGCTTGCATGGCCAATCTTTTGTATTTTTGAAATGAGCCGGCTCGAATAGATTCTTGACTAAAAAAACCAGATACAACATTACCAAATGCTTTAATGGCGTAATGTGTTGGGGCGCCAGTGCTTTCATCAACTCTTGCAACAATTGTTACATTTTTTGGATCATTAAAGTCAATATTTTCTAAAAGAACAAAGGCGCCGCGAGTAGTAGAAGAAAATCTTGTGCCGCGTTTTAAAATTGGTATATAGTCTGTATCTGGACCAAGCCCGGTTGCTGTTGCTGGTACCATAATAAAAAGCGCTACTTGACCATATGTTGATGGAGTACCGGTGTCTTTATACCCCAAGATACGGCCATGCCTTAAAACATTAGTATATTGGTAAGCAGTATCTAAAAACGATTCATTCACATTGTAATCAAGATAAAATGATAGCTGATCACCAACATAGGCGACAGCATCTAACATAAGGGCTCCAAAAGAGCCTTCTGAAAAATCTTGAAAGGTATCGGGATACAATCTTTCGGCAATTGTTGTCAAATCTTTTCGAATAGTAGCAAAATCACGATTTGTATAATTTATTGGTATGATTTTCTTTTGATCGTCGGCCATTTATAAAACCTCTATTTTAAATAGTAAGTGCCAATAAATCTCTAAAATTTAAACTAGGAATAGAATAGGTTATTTCTATATGTAGACTGTTTGGTTCATTGGCTAAAGTATTAAATTGCATATTATCTATTCGTAAATAAGGCATATATTTATCTACTTGTTCGTTAATTTTAGATGAAATATTTTGTTCAAGATTGCTACTAGGAAGTTCGAATAAATATCGAGGGAGCCCTACGCCATATTCTGGAATCATCACTCTTTCTCCTGGAATGGTTAATAATAACATTTTAAAGTTTTGTTTAACCATGCCTTGGATGCTTTTTATCATTTTATAGCCATCATCGCTGTCGCGACGTAATGGCAATCTAACGCTTAATGATGACATGTGTTGCTCCCTCCATAAATACTACCTATTCTTTCTTTTTGCACAAGGCCCCTTTTGAATTAAATGGATTATCACGAAGCCGGCGTCTCTGGAACCATGTGAGTAATTCTTCACCAGGGGCCTTATTAAAGCTCATTTTGAGATTCTTTAACCATGGAAATGAAGGTTTCCCTCTTCCGCCTCTGCCTTTAAATGCCGACATAGGATCAAAGTCTCTTGAAAAATAATATCCTTTAAATATTTTTTTAACTCTAGCTTTTGAGTTTCTTAATAAGGTTCTATCCCAATTATCGTATTCTCTTACAAACATGCGCTGCGAGCGGGAGTCAGGGGGATCCCAGCCTTTTTGTCCGTCTGCTATACTAGTTTCATAATACTTGTCGTCTCCACGACCTACCTTTTTGATTGTAACAGCCCGGCCGGCCTTTTCGCTAGCGTTCTCCGTCCCGCGGGCGGGTTCTTCAGTTGATGTTTGTCCAATAGAACTTAAAAAGCTTAAATCATTATAAATTGCCATAAAGGAAGTCATTTTATTAAACGGAAAAATATACTGGTACATTAGTTTGAACTTGTCGTCTTCTTTGAGATTATTAATAAGGCATAACAATAATTTACTGTTTGCTTCTAGGGCGCTCACTTGTCCTATAGTAGTATCTAGTGCGTTTATTTCAACATTAGTAATTGTTATTTTACTTGCAACAGAAGAGATATAGGCAGAAAATTCTAATCCATATCTAATTCCCAGCTTGCCACCAACTCCAACAATTCTTCCAGCATCATCCGTTACGTGCCTAAGCGAGCCGGCATAAATATCAGAAACATTTAGAGAATTATCATTGGCTTTAATTATTGCAAGAGCTTCTGCTATATTATATTTTACTCCCTCAATGCTTATATATTTTTCTATTACAAATGGGTCTGTACTGGTGCCTGTTTCTGTCCCATAATCGCTAATATCTCCAATTGGTACTATAATCCTACTTTCTAATGGGGTAAGGGTCTCATGGCTATCTACTACATGGGTTTCTCCAGCCATAAAAACTATATTACCTTCTTCGTCTTCATTGCTATGATAGTATCCAATATAATCTGAACCATCTGGGAGACTAAAGTCGCCACCACTCGTATATTGCCCGTCTCCTTCTTCTAATTTTGAAAAATCTTCTTTAAGGTTTTCTTTTCTTAAGTCTAGGTCCTCGCCTCCTGCAGTAAAGTTTTCTAATAGATAATATGCTAAATCATAAATATCTGGCTGCATATCAATAGCTTCTAAATTGTCTATAAATTTTTTACCCATGTACTCAAGTTGCTCTAATACTAATTGCTTAAGAACCACTTTTGCTTTATCTTCTGTGGCGCGTATAAAGTTAAAAACTTTTTTATCTTTAAATTCTTGATAAGATTCAGCTATAAGGCCCGAGAGACCGGCAGTTACTAGGGAAGCGCCCGGGCCCGAGGCGAAGGCCTTTAATCTTTCTTGTTCTTTCCATTCTGTTTCGGTTGGAATATCTAATCTTTCAATTAAATCATTAATTTCTATCAATGCGTTAACCGCTGTTGCTGGGGGATTTACAATATCGCCATCGCGATCTACATCAGATCTTCTATCATATAATTGTACAGCTTGCTCTAAAAATGCATACCAAAATTCATCGTCTTTAAAGGTATTAAAAGCTTCAGCAAAACTTCCTTGTGCATCAAGAAAAGACTTCTCCATATCTTCGATAATAAAATCGGCATACATTGAACTAAAGTTATCTGGAAAAGTTGGCCTGAATTTAGTAAATGTTGCAAGAGATTTTATAAAATGAACTGATGCAAATATTCTTATAGTTGCCGTAATTAATCCTTCCAATCCTGCAACAGAGGGCCTTTCTAATATTCTTTCATATGGATTTTCTACAATGCATTCTGGATCTGATTTTAATCTCTCGTCTTCGGGAGTTTTTGAGTATGTGTTATAGATTTTTTCTTGAATATCTTCAAAATCAATTACATCTGTTTTAGATGGCTTACAGGGACTTAGTTCCGGAAACACCACATTAACGAATCCAAGCCAGCCTTTATTTTCAACTGATTTAATATACAGAGGCGGATTCTTATATGAACCTCCAAAAGTTGCTGGATCTAAATAAAACACCCTATTTGGAACGGCTGAGTCCGGATCTCGTTCGTAATTATATTGCATTTGACTCATACCTAATATTTGATCTCTGTTTTTAATTTTTCTTGTTCCATCAGGATCGCCATCGCTATCATATTCCGGGACTTCTACTTTTTTATAGCGCGTCCCTCCATCAGCGGAAGTTTGTCCTTTGTTGACAACATATTCTATATCGCCAATCAATAAATCATCAAATGCAGCACCAAAAGTAAAAGCGTCTTCATTATCGGCAATTTCCTGTTTTATATCATTTATTATTTCTGACATATGTGAATCATAATATTCTTTAACCTGATCTTTACTTAAAGAAACAGTTGGGGCGCTTTGCTTAAGCATTTCATGCAGCAATACAACCTGTGGCAAATAGGGTTGGTGGCCTTGGAATGTCGCGCGAAAAGCTGGATATTCAAATGTGCTAATCTTACTTAAAGTATCGTCAGATGATAAAAATTCATAAACCACCTCTTCTTCGTACTCCTCGTCTTCCTCGTCTTCACCTTCAATTTCATATATTACTACTCTAGCATTATCGTCTGGTCTATTGATTATTTGTGATGTATCCTCTGTTTCGATTAAATCTGATAAATAAAGCTCGTATCTCCAACCTCTGTCTTCATGATTTTCGTGAAATTCTATCTCTAAATCTGGAGCGGCCTTCCGTGGTTTTTTAAAAAATACTACCTTTTTTGCTGCAGCATCTATTTCTATCCTTGTATTATATTCTAAACTTTCATATGAAATCGTCCCTTCTAAATCAGAATCGGATCCGTCATAAAACTTCGGTATTCTGGAGCCTGGATCTAATATATTATTTGAAACAACACTAATCGGTGTACCGGTCATCTGATCTTGTAACCAACTAGCAACATCTATAGGGAAAGCTCCATATTGGTGCTCTGGGTCGTCATACCAGATTCCTTTATCTTTCCGGTCGACTTCAGCATCGTCGACATAAAAATCAACATATTGTTGTTTTCCGAAATCATTAGCAACCCTTCTTACATGGGCTGTATATGGATTACCGTGAGTATCTGACAAAATCATATTAAGAAGCCCATAATCTGATTCCCAGGGCCCAGACCCTAGCATGTCTGTAGAAAAATCATTTTTTAATGCCTCTAGTTGATCGCTAATTCCGCTGGAAGCTGCCTCTGCAGATTGTTTTGGTTCATATGGTAAAATTCCATTATCACAACCTGGATCGGATATTAATGGAGGAAATATAAATGGTGGGTTGTGGGCCCAGCTGGCTATTTCTTCAATATCAGGATCGGGCTGCATCTGACGACATTGTTCTTCTGTGGCGCGACCTTGCATAAGTTCGCATCTTGCAGCTTCAAGCGCTGCGACCTG